CTCGGCTCCGCTCGCATCGTTAACTGCGCTTCCGCCCATGTGCAATCCCTGACCACCTCGAAAGCGAGAGACCTCTGTAGCTATGGAGCTAACATGTTAACAATTACCATGACAGCTGGAGAGACAGCTGACATTCGGAAAGACGAACGTGTTAACGGTTGGTCGCGTTAACTGGAACTGGGACCTGACGCTCGGAAAGACAAGCTGACGGATGGAAAGACATCACCGGCTATTGGTACGCCAGGTTGTGGGGGCTTTCCCCACCTGCTTGGTTTGGTTCATCGTTACCAAGCAGTACACTGATGTGATTGACAAAGCGTCTGGCGCCTGGGAAGACAGGGGCCGCCTTATGGGCGGCGTTGATCTTGGCTTGTTTCAGCAGCTAGCCTTGGTTTGTTTTCGCTGTGACTTACAAAGTGTATGACGCTAGGAAAAGACTAGGCCCGCCGAAAGGCATGGTTCGTCGTTATGCGACGTGATTAGCAAAGTGCTTGACCGTGGGAAAGACCACTTCCTTTACTGATCAGATTCGTCAGATCTCGCTGGCACGGCGATTAAAATAATGTGCAAACTGTTGTCTGGCAGTCTCGTGGCGATCCCACACAGGAGGTGGCGGCTAACGCTAAACGCATCAATGGAAAATACAGAACAACACCAAGATGCACACCCTCCCCCCCCGGACGGACCCTTCCAGGATCTGGAAGTTGAATTGCCCCGGGTAAATTTACCCGGAACAGGGGGGGTTTTAGCGGCCACGTGGAGCGACGTGGTGAAGAACAAGTTTGCATCCGTGGGCGCGGCATGCAGGCGAGCTTGGGCCCCGGTCGGAGGTATTCCTCTGGCCCGGGTTTTCCGCTTCCGCCCCCGAGGACGGGTGACTCGCTTAATAGAGTCACGCTCACGTGCTGAGATGTTGCGAACAATGCCTGGTGGTAAGACCTCGGCAGAATTCAATGCAGCTGATTGGTTCCGTGAAGTCATCGGGAGGGGAGGAAAGGTGGTCGGAAACCACCAAGTCTGGTCGGAGGGGACACTGGACGACCCAGTCAAGCTGCTAGACGTGATGCTATCTATACGTCTAGACACTGGCGATGTCGTTGAAGTCTCAGTAGGGATGCTTTCCTCCCTGGTGTCGTATGTGACATTCAGGCCTCGCACCCAGGAATTGTTGATGGCTCTTCGCAGTCGAGCTGTTCAGGTATCCAAAGAGATGGATGTCACGTCGGAGTATACTACTCTGGTCCTAGCTGGGACCGTGGCATTCGCTCACTTGGTCACGAACACAGAGACTAAGGCCTGGTCAGTTCTTGGAGGAGTACAAGGGAAGCGTTCCGCTAAGATGTCAACGGCGTTTGAGACTGGCGTTGTTCCTTCAATCGAGGTTGTCTGGCCCGTTGTATTGACATTCTTGTTGATCAGCGGCGCCTACTGGAGTAGTGGTTACTGGCTTGGCCAGTACCCTGGGTGGTTTACAGAGGGTTGGGGTGCACGTGGGTTATACCACACAGTACACCACGCTCTGTTGGCTTGGCGCGCTGCCAGGCGAATCTCCGCACCGTTTGGGTTTACCCTCAGACAACGTGGAGCTGACCCTGTGCTTGTGCTAGTCGCCACCTTGTGGGCCGTCCTAGGCGCTGCTACTATCAGTTGGGCATACAAGCCAGAGGAACTTCGTGAGAAGAGCCGTGTCTTTGGCCGATCTGGTAGAAAGCTTTCGAAGGCAGGTAAGTAGGGAGGTACATCTTTGACCGGTATTGGTGTCTGTGTGGGTCCCAAGAGATCTGCGCCGCTGAGACAAGACGCCAAGTTGAATCTACCGGTAGAAGAGTCACTCCAAATGAGCTGCGAGCCTTCGAAGAGGAGGATGTACGTGCTCCACGCCCCTCGCGTGGAAGGCACATGGGTGGCGGCAGTGCATGCCAATTGTTTGCACAATGAGGAGGCCGCCCTCCGCTTAAGAACTCTCGGTGCCACACCACCGGACCCTGACGACGACAGGTTGATGAAACGCTTCCGGCACTTCGGTGTTTTTGTGAAGAAACTGAACGTCGCTAGGTGGACCCGAGAGCAGGTGGTGCAGTCGTATTCCGGTCGACTGCGCAAACGATACCAAGAAGCTCTTGAATCGTTGGATCAGGAAGGCGCCGTTTCATCGGCCGACGCTAAGTTGAGCGCCTTCCTGAAGGCTGAAAAGTTTAATCCTATGCTTAAACCGAGTAAGCCGCGTATGATAATGGCCCGTACGCCCAGATTCAACTTAGAGCTAGCAACATACCTTAAACCGCTTGAGCATGCAATATGGAACAAGTGGCGGTTCGGTATGGGAGGTGTCACACCTACGAGAGTGGTGGGCAAGGGGCTGAATCAGGTGCAACGAGCAGCACTTCTGGAGAGGAAGATGGAGGACGTGGGTGACTGTATCGTCTTTGAGGTCGATGGGAAGGCTTTCGAAGCTCATGTGAGTGCTAAGCAATTAGCCCTCGAACATGGTGTCTACAAAGCTGTCTACCCGGGAGACAGAACACTACAGTGGCTGTTGTCGAGGCAGGAGGTGTTGGCTGGAAAGACAGCCGGGGGAATCAAATATCGACGAAAGGGCTGTAGGGCCAGCGGAGACTTCAATACCGGGCTTGGAAACACGCTTGTTATGGGTCACTGTGTCCTCGCAACTCTCGAGTCTTTGGCTGATGAACTCGGCTCTTTTCGTGCCACTACTTTGGCCGATGGAGACAACTGCTTGCTGTTTGTGGAGTCTAGGGTGGCTGGCCAAGTGCATGACACGTTCGCGGATGCAATAACAAAAATTGCTTCACAAGAGCTGACTGTAGAGAAGCCTGTCTCGTCCCTTGAGGAAGTTACGTTTGGACAGTGTAAACCTTGCTTTAACGGCGAGGTCTACACGATGGTGCGCGATCCGCTGAAGGTGGTCTCGCAAGCGTTTAGTAGTTATAGGCATTATGACTTCTACGCGTTTGGTGTGAGATTAGCCAAGTCAATAGCGGAGGCGGAACTGTTTTTGTCCAGGGGTGTGCCAATTTTAGAGCCGTTCTTCGCTGAGGCCCAGCGACGGCTTGCACCCTACCGCAATATACGTAATCCTGAGGACTTTTTGGAGGGTCATCTTATCGGGCTGGATCTTCCCGACAAGGTGGTTGCTCGAGGTGTTACTGCTGCCGCTCGCCTTTCATTTGAGGTGGCGTGGGGGATACCCGCTCAGGAGCAGATGAGGATGGAAGAGGAGCTAGTTGCTGGCCTTTGTGACTTTCCAAACGACGGATACCTGCGTCGTGTGGAACAACTTAACGATGTCACAAAGGAGTCAGACGAAGTTTACTTCCAGAGTCATCTGTTCCACGACTCTAGGCAATGAGTTTGCTGATGACGAGTTGTGAGGGTACAGCGTTGTGGGGTTATTCAACATAACCCCTAGGTCATAGCGGATGACCCGATAGTCGAGGTATGCAGTAAGGTGTCAATAGACACCACCCTAACGGTGCTACGCATAGGAAAGGCAACTGTCCGGATATTGGACCTTTGCTGGTTGTGGAACCCGGCCCGGCATTCCCCCGGGGCGGCCACTCGTAGCGGCGATATAGGGCAGGACTGTGTTCGTCGAGGGGAGGGCTAGCAGGGGAACCTCGGCAGTAAGCCGTCTGAAGAGGAAGCGGTTAAATCAATCAACTAACAGGAAATTTGCACGCCGGCCAACCACATGGGGGTATAAGCGGCACAAATAGACACGGAAAGTCGTAATCGTGCATCGGATGTGTTACTCATCATAGTTGCTTAGTGGGGGTGTTGCAGCCCTCGAGTTTACATAAAATGTTCTTTTCACCTGAAGTAGTTGCGGAGTGGACTAAGTCGTAATCGAGAGATTATGCTACTCAATGAAGCAAAGCGATTATGAATAAAATGTGCGCTCTTTTCCTCTCCACCTCCTAGGAGGTGGGGGCCCCGAAGGGTTAATGGGTTTGACTGAAAATCTGAGGATGGTGGTTCTGCGTCTGTAGGACGTACCCACAGGTAGCACGAACTGAGACCGTTTGCGCAACACGGACACCGTTCCGGGGCTGCCAGATGACTAGCGGGCGCTCAGCCGATCACATCTGCACCGGCGGAAGCAAACTACTTTCCGGCGGTGGTTGGTGGCGTTATTATTAAGATTCCGGCATAACTGGTTATGAGTTGCGATGGGTGGCGCCATTGCAACAAACCGACCCGTACCGTGACAACTCTGTAACGCTTAACAGTGACTGACAGGTGGGGACACGCAGTCCACCTGTCTTGATTTAATCTGACGTGGCTATGCACCCAAGCAATAGGGGCCCCCTCAAGGCCGAGGGGGACAATCGACCTAGCAGAAATGCGCCTCGTCTCGTGATTCACGACGAGGGCTCTAGCGAACTCACTCGTGAGAACGGCCGCGCGAAGAGCAACTAACTTACCAGCAGTACGCAAGGACGAAAGTCCTTGAGCGGCC